GGTCGTATTCGCCGACACTGCTGGTAGCCATGCCGATGCGGTCGGACATCTGTCCGTAAGAGTCTGCCGCTTCTACAATCTTGCCGATGGACGCAACGCCAATTGCCGCGCCAAGGGCGTTCTTGATTAATCCAGCGGCGCTTTCGGCGCTTTCACCCGCACGATCAAAGGCTTCGTCTACTTGCCCCAGGCTCTTATCGATTTTGCCGGACGCCTGGGCCACGCTGGAGTCAGCCCGCGCCATCTCCTGACGCAACTGTGCAGTAGTTGCCTCAATGCGAACCAGCATCCCCTGCACATCTGTGTCTGCCATGGTTTTTCTCCTGGCAAAAAAAAGCCCGGTGCAGTCCGGGCTTTTTGCTTGCTTCTAATTTTGGCCATTCATCTGGCAGAACGCGGCATCATTTGCCGCCAGATTTATACGAATAAGGTGGTCGACCGGAGAGCGACAGCCCAGGGTCACCCATCATCCCTCTGTAACCCCGGACTTGATAGGAGTAACCCGGTTTCAAGTCCAAAGCGAGTTCCTGTAAACCGCCTCCTCCGCACATGCTGTTGCTCTTGATTCCAAGCATTACTTGCCCGGGACGATGATAAAACGTAGCTGTTTCTGACGTTCCAACCGATGCAACCTTCTCTCCGTCGATGTGAAGATGCAGGTCATAGAGCATGCATGTAGCGCCGCTATCTCTAGTGAACACGATTCGCGCATCATCAGGACTGGTAGATCGCTGCATTCCGTAGAGGGAGTCGGCTGGTACCGGATCTGCCTCGTTTGGAGGCACTGGACTGGTGGCGCAGCCGGCGGTCAAAATTAACGCAACCGTCACGGTTAAAAATTTCAGCACGTTCAATTCCTCTTTGAGCGGGCCTCAACTCTATCAATTATTTCGATTCGCGTCCGGTGAACGCCTGCCGCAGCTTGGCCGCAACGGTCGAAGGCTTTGGCTTTTCCTTCAGACCGGACGGCTTGCCGCCAAAGGGGTTGGTCATCTGGGCCCACTCAATCCGAGCATCCATTGCCAGGAACAACTCCGGGAGTGGTGTGTGCCAGGCGGTTTCGGGCGACCACCCCAGCCAGCCCGTGGCCACCGCATATAGCCGGTCAACGTAGCTGCCGTCCTCGACAGCGCTTACTCCTTCGCCGCCTTGTCCTTTCCCGGCACTGCACCTCGTGGGTTGTAAAGCGCCGCCAGGTAACTGTTCAGCTGAACGGATACTTCAACCACACCCGCCTGCCACACTTGTTCCTCGACAGCGTCAGCGCGCTTTCCAGCGAGGCCAGCACCAGCAGCAATGATTGCAGCGCAGCCCTCAACGCTAAGCGAGGTGATGGCCTGGGCTGCGCCCCGCAATCCGCCAAAGCGTGCTTCGATCGCGCGAACAGCGGCCAACGTTGGCAGCAGTTCATAGCTCTCATCGCCCAGGGTGATGGTGGTCGTACCGTGCAGGGTTTTGCTCATGGATCAATTCCTTGGAAGGTTGGGGCCGAAGCCCCACCGGTCACGTCGGGAGGATTTCAAGGATGTCGGAGTTGATGCCGATGGTGACATTGCGGCGCACCACGTTGTCAGCGGCACCGGCCGCGACGGTGTTGTTCATGACCTTGCCACGCATGTAGAACGTGGTCGGTAGAATGGCCGGGGTTGCATCAGGATCGCCGTCGTTCAGGGTGACCTTGATGTTGTAGTCACCTTTGCTGCGATCCTTGTGGGCAACTTTAAGCTTAGCCTGGCCCAGGTCGCCGTTGTCCAGGCCCACGGTCAGCGTCAGGTCGCCCGCATCGGCGGTACCCTTGTATTTGCGAACACGACCATCCCGCAGGGACGTGAAGTTCACGGAGCTGAAAGTGTCGCCGAATTCGCCGAGGTCTTCGATCTCGCCGACTTCGACATAGGTGTCGGCCTTGTAGAGCGCTTCGGTATCGGCGCCGTTCTTGCTGCCGATCGAGAATCGGCAGCCGGCGGCGGTATTGAGGTTGTCATCGGCCATGGGGGTTCCTCCAAAGGCACATTGGATAAAGCCGCGAGGCGGCCGGATTTAAATTAATGAGTGGTGATAACGCGAACAGCGATCGAACCTTGATAGGTCACACCATCCGCATCGCGCTGAGCGTCGGCCTGCTCAACTCTTACGGAGACAACCCGGCCAACCGTCAACGGTAAACGGCGCTCATCCAGGGCTGCGACGATCTCGCCGTTGATCCGCTTCACTTCCGCCTGGCCGTGAGCATCAGACCAAACCGACAGGTAGAGCATCCGGATTTCGCGCTTACGGCCGGAGATGGGTCGAGTATTCACCGAGACTTCGCGATCAAACGAAATGTATGGCATCGGCGTATCCATCGGAGCACCGTCGTACACAGGACACGAAACCTCAGCTTCCAGTCGCGCGACCAGCGCCTCTTGCAGTGCAACAGACGGATCAGCCATCGGTAATGCCCTCACTCGCTTTGCTCAATGTCCTGGCCACGGCGGCACGGATATTGGCCAGGACAAATTCCCGATTCACGGCCATTGCAGGTCGAAGCCATGGATGTGCGGGCCGAGCCGGGATATCCGGGTAATTGCCGTAAAAGTGGCCACCATCACTTTTGTTCTTGGTAGGCCGCTGGTTCAGGGCATTGCGGCGCCCCTTGAGTTGTGACTTATCCCGGTTGTTGGTGTGCTCACCGCCGACGGCATTGGCATCAGCCCGTCGATAAAGCGCGCCGCTGTAACCCTTGGTGCCGTATTCAAGAAAGCGCAAATAGAAAAAACGTCGCATGTCCTTTTTACCCCTGATGCCGATCTGCGCATCCAGGCCGCTTTTGGAAACGAAGGTTCTCAAAGCAGTCGCAGCGACGCCGGTATCTTTCGGTACCAACTGCCGCATGGTGGTGAGGATCTGGTCCGCTGATTCCTGCATCGCCGGGACCAATTCGTTATCCATCTTCAGGTGAATGTTGCGCAATGTGCGCCGCAACTTGAAGTCACCGGACATGCGCGAGCGGCGAGCAGACATGACCATTACTCCTTGGCTGCTTCGGCCTTTTTGGCCACCGGCGACTCGAGCACTTCGCGAACAAGCCCGCGATTGACCAGTTCGGCACCTGTCTTGGCATCGACAGTGAACTCCTCGCCTTTGGATTTTTCACCAGTGGCGCCGGACAGGTTGCCCAATGCAATTACTTTCATGGTTCACCTCTAAGAATGGGGGACGTTTGAACAGAGGAGTCGAAGCATCGAGCGGGCGTTATCCGGCAATACCGCCTCGATGAGGTAGGTCATGGCGATACCGCCAACCACATGCACCAGGCGATTGCCTGCGACTGCATCCGCGCGGGGTCGGATGCGAATTTCAGCTGACACAATCGCCTTCAATTGCTCAGCTACGGGGGCAATACGTCCGGTGGGCAGCGCGATATCAGCCCAAAGTTTGCCAATTTCTGCCCAGGTGACATCGAAGCCGGCAGATGCGTTTTTAACGCGCACCGGCTTTTGCATGGCACAGCGATGACGCAAGGATCCGGCTCTCACTACACCCCCCAGCCAATGCGATATGGCGTTAACAAAGAGCGTGAACCCATGGGCAGCTCGGAAGAAATCGTACCCACGACGACATCTTCCCGGTTCGCGTAGAGACTGCCGGCGATCAGCAGGCACGCCGCGCGAATGGATGGATTGATGACAATTGGCTTGCTGCCAGCAGAGCCATCCGACACCGCTGCAGCAAGCGACAATTCATCCGCATAAAAGCGGCGGTTCAAAAACTGCGCCGCGCTGTCCTCAGCTGCGGTCAAGAGCAACTCGACATGCGCACGATCATCGTCTTCGGCGCGCAGGTGCAGCATCGCCTCATCAGTTGGAATCGCGTTCATATCAGGCCTTGGGATCGGTATCAGTCGCCAAGCCCTTTGCGATCAACAAAAGAGCTTCGTGTTTAGGTGAGGCATATCCCGCGCCGCCGGCCTGGCGGATCTCCTTTCCGTCCAGGTAACTGCGGACTGGATAGATCACCATCTGTTTGCCAGAGGAAACAGTGTCAGCATCAGCATCAGCATCAGATGCTTGCGGGTTGAGAGGTGGCGAATTGACGACCATTGAAGCAACCGTCGAAGCCTGATCGTCCGCAGAAGCAGACTTGAGGACTATTCCCTCAACGGTATCACCGCCAACTCCGGTAGCCGGGGTTGATTCGGATTTTTCCTGGGTTGAGCGAGCCATTTTCTTGCCTCCGATAGAGAAAGAGCCGCCTAGCGGCGACTCTCTTTAAAGTGGTGAAATTTAAGGCGCGGCGATCAAGGGCCCGGTCACAAACGCTTCAGGTCGATACACCGCAAACGCCAGTCGCTCCTCAGCACGGATGGTAACCATGTTGTTTTCGAAGTCTTTGTCGTTCTCTGTCGACACGAGCACTTCGATGCCCATGCGATCGAAGATCTGTGCAGCCAGGCTAAAAGCCCCCGTCAGGAACTGGTTCTGGACAATGGCCTGCGTTTCAACGACAGGCAGATTCCACAGCCGCGGCGAAGTGCCTTCTTGCGGCTTGCCGATGATGTAGCGGTTCTCGCCATCCTTGAGCAGTTCGATGGCGGCCCAGTCAATCGGGTTGAGCACGATGCCGGTGGACGGGAATTCGGCCAGCGTGGCCTGGAGCAGTGCCAGGCGAATGCGGTCAATGCGCTGCTCAGCTGCAACAGCGATGCCGGCCGGCGCCAGGTAGGCTTGAGCCTGCGGAATAATGCCGTGCAAATTGTTCCCGGTACCGTTGCCGTAAAGCAGCTGCGCTTCCTCAGCCAGCAGCAAACCGTAACGGGCCCGGGCGTCGATGTAGCTTTGCAAAGCGGCAGCGTCATCGAGGATCTGGCGACTACCTTTGAACAGGTGCGCAATCGTACGCACGTTCGCGTTTTCCAAGCCAAAGGTCAGTTCGCTGTAAGGCTTGGCCAACCCCTCGCCGACGATCGCGGCATTATTGGTGAAGCCGGTCTCGCGCACGTACTCGACCGCGTTGGAACCCGTGGTACCAGGGGCGACCAGATCACGGATAGTCAGTCGACGCTGAGGCGCGAGAATGACGCCAATGCGCTCAGCCGGTACCAGTGCGCCACCCGAAGCAGGCGCCGAGGTAAGCGCAGCCCGTGGGACCTCGACCCGGCGAGAGCCACGGAACGAGCTGCCCACCCCCTCCTCCTGCATCTTGGCCGCCACCAATTGACCGGCAGATTGCTGAACTTCAGGATCATGCTGCTTCCCAGCATTGACCAGTTTCTGCTCGGCTTCCTGCACACGGGCTTGCAGTTCACCCTGCTTCAGGAGGAGTTCGTCCACCTTGCCGCGGGTTTCCGCCTGCATCTCACCGGAGGCTTTGATTTCCTTTTCGGTGCGCTCCGCGTACGTCTTGATCTGATCGCCGACGGCTTTCAGGTCGGCTTGGGTTTGTTTCTGCGATGCTTCGATTTGGGAAAGATCTGGCATTTTTTGTTCCTTCAGAAATGAAAAAACCGCCACGCGGGCGGTTAGTAATCGGTCTGCTGAGACAGTCGTTTAGCGGACGGGGATGAGGCCCCGTAGTGCCGACGCCTGGGTTGCGGTTTCTTCAAACGCGGATATATCAAGGGCAGCGCGAGGCGTACCCGGCACGACAGCGCAAGGCTTGTCGCCACCGGCAGCGCTAGGCGTACCGGTCTTGATTTCGGAAAGCAGTTTGCGTCTTTCGGTGCGGGGCATTCCGGACTTGGCGAGGGCGGCGTCCAAACGGCGAGCGGCGTGCGCCTGGTTCTGCTCCTGTTCGGTGGCTTCCTTCACTTCATCGGCGGATATGAGGCCGGTGGCGAAGCCCTTCTCCATGGCGGTAGCCCCACCCATGTAGGTCTCCGCATCCAGCATCGATTCGACGGTCTTCTC